CTTGGTTTTAAATGCACTGCTCCCTGATAATCTACAGAGAACACTTCTGTGCTGTTGTTTAAAATTTGAAACAAGTCGCCCGAAGAAACTGTACTACTTGTTTGATGTTTTAAAATATTTCCAGATATTAAGTCAGGTAATACTTCTACATCAGTAGAACCATTATCCCTATAAAACTTTCCATCTGATGTATTGTACCATACTAACTTAGTATATACATCCTTTACTAAATTAGGACTTGATAAACTTCCTGCCATTATATCCTCGTGTATGTTGGTGTAGCTGGTTGAGATACTCTAGTAACTACAGGTGCTACTGGTTTTCTAACTTTAGTAGACGCAGTAAATACAGGTTTAATAACCCTAACTGATTTTGTCCCTTTTACAAATAAACCAAGTAATATATTATTAAATGGATATGCTATAGTATCAAATGCTATATTTATATCGTTAAATTTTACTGTGCTCATTTAAAAATCCATTGGTTTCATTGCTAACCTAGAACCATCTCTTCCTCTAAAAGCATATGCTTTTGCTTTTCTAACCCCTACTTCATACTTAGCCATATAATGTTGTGATAAAGGTATTGTTTCAACCTTTCTTTCGTATCCATTTGCAATTACACGATTTACCAAGGCTTCGTGAAACTGCTCTGGTAATTCTGTTTCTTGTTTTAAATAATCAGATTCTTTCATTGTAGGAGTTTCATCAGTGCCTTCTAATTCAGCACCAAGATAAGTTCCATCTACCGCATTAGATGCGTGTGTTGTAAACCCGTCTCTTTCAGGAGTTTCTCCCGGAACTAAAAATTTATCTGGTCGTTGTATATATAATAAGTTTACAGCTTTAATTTCTGTAGTAGATATAAATTTATCTGTACCAGCATCATAATATGCAATAAGGACAGAATCTCTTTCTGTCCACCATAAGTACTGACTTATATTAACATTTTGTCTTTCCATTATATATCCAAGTCTCTGACTTTAGGTCTACCAATTAATTTTTTAATTGCCTTGTCGTCATAATCAACTGCTTTAACTTTAATAATATGTTTTTTTAGAGGATATACTCTTTGCCCCGCTACCGTGTTAAATCTATCTACTGATTCTACTACTTCTGCTCTAAAACCCATATCGTTTACAGCATCGTTTAAGTATCTAATTATTTCAACTTGTCCCATACTTGGGTGATGTTGTTGAACTCTTTCAATCATTTCTTTTAGTTTCATATAGCTTTACTCTCCTCAGGATTATCTTTTATTCCTGCGTTCCCAATATTAGCTTGTATAAACTCTTGTTTTTTTCCAGAAATTAGTTGCAACTGTCCCTGAGTCCATTGATAATCTACTGTTATTTTTTGTATTATCTTATCGAATAATCCCATTTTCTTTTGGAGATTAGCTTGAAATTCTTGTAATTCTTGACTTTTTACTGTGACATTAGCATTTATTGTAGTATTAAACTCACCCAATATTGCTTGTGCTCTTGACAGTTCTTGACTAGCTACACTTAATGTAGAACCAACCATATCTTCATCCTCGTCTGCTAACCAATACTGGGCACTTTCAGGTTCTGTATCACCACCCATTGTAGTTCCATCTATTAAATTTCTAGCTTTATCTAAAGCATCTTGATATTCAGCCGATGGGAATGTATCTGTAATTGTTAAATCTACATCTGGCAACTGGTCAAATATTGTAGTGTCTGCATCTAAATCTGTAGGTAGCTTTGCTCTAAAATCTGCAAGTCTTTCTATTAATATAGATTCAGATGCGTGTAGTACTACTAATTCTATAAAATTATTTGGCATATTAGTTACAGTTTCATTACTATCATTTACAGTTCTTCCACTAGCATCTGTAACTACTGTTATTTTAAAACCTCTATTAGTACCAGTAACGCATAATGGTGCCATAAATAGTTTGTTATTTTCAGATATCCAATAAACAGGATTATCAGCTAAAGCATAATAAATACTTGCTGTATCAAAAGCATCTCTTGCTTGTGAATCTGGTACTGGTTGACAAGGTTTATAAGTAGATACACCATCACTTCTTTCAACTTTTAAAATAAAAATTGCTTTATTTCCAACATAATAGTCATAACCAACTGATAAAGTTTGGTTAGTAACAGTAACTACTTCAGCAAGAGCAGGTAATAAACCCGGATTAACTTGACCTACTATAGATACTGTATAATCAATACCTTTAGTTAATGCCTCTGTAACATTCTCACTTGTCGTGCTATTTGTATAATTTGCTATTCTATTGGTTAGTGACATATTATCCTTTTAATAGGGGGTCCGAAGACCCCCCATTTTAACTTACCTACGCTTAACTTCCAAAGGTCATTAGAGCGTGTGTCTCAGGAAGAGATATCTCAAGACCAGCTTCGGTCATTACAATATCTTTTCTTCCGTCCATATTGTTATCCTGAACATTAGTGACAATATGAGTATCTCTTGAGATACCATTACCAGCTAATGGACGATACTTTACATTTGCCATATCAATAGCAATCGCAATGTTCTCGTCGTGGTTTCTGAATAACGGCTCAGCAACAAAGTGTAAGTTACCAAAAATGGTATTTACTTTTGTTACCTGATGTCCGAAAGCTCCTTGAATATTCTGTACATCTAACTTATAAGAGTTAGAAGTAACAGTGTTCTTCAAGAATCCATCTCCACTTAGTTTTTGTAACCAAGCAAGTATCTTACGTGAAGCAAGTACTAGCTTGTCACCACTGTTTCCTGTCTCAGGGGCAAAGAAATTCTCCATTGCATCAATGAAGGTATCATAGGTTGAATTAGCGTAAGAAAACGCATAATTCTTACCATTTGCCAAAGTGTAAGGAACAATCCCGTGTGAGTATCTTACAGGACCTGAACCAGATTCGTCAGCGGCACCAACACCAAACAACATAGCGTGTTCGATATCCATTTTGTGCTCCATTAACTTACCTGACCAGACTCTGCGATATTCATCCGGACGACCTCTATAACGAGTGGCTAGAGCTGTACCAGAGAACAACTGAATACCTGTCTTAAAAATCTGACAGTATCCTTCTCTAGTATACAACTCATCTTTCCATCCATCTGGGTCGATTGTTGCTTCACCATATGCACTACCAATAATCTGACCTTTTGCGTCAGCAGATATTGCACCTGATGCTTCTAATGCAGTTAACTTTACTGATGTATAAGTACCAACTGTACCAGCCGCATAAGTTGCGTTTAATCCAGTACCTACATTCTCAATAGATTTAACTTTGAAAGCCTTGCCACCAACTCTTACGACTTGGTCTTTTACAAGGAATTGTGGTGCGGCAGTTGCCGCTGTTGCTACTCCGAATTTGTCATATCCACAAACTAACTTTAATTCAGCACTGTCACTACCTGCGGCAATGCTAGAACCAATAGCTGTTTTTAATACGAAGTCACGGCGTTGCCACTGATGACGTTGCTCAAGGAACTTGAATACTGGGTCATCAGTAGATTCTTTAGCGACTTTGCTTAGATAAACAAAAAATGGAGATTGTTGAGGTGCTAACTCAGCGACTCTTTCGCCAAAGTTATAAATCCGGCGGTTATCATCAATAGATACGCCACCCGGAGCTACACCTGTACTTCTAGACCATACGTTTGCCATAGTCTACTCCTGTTGTTTATGAACCCCAAGGGTTCTGTTTATTGTACGAATCAATCATAGAATCCATCATATTGTCTTCCTGACTCCCTTGACTATTCCCTTGAGAAGGAACTACACCCATACTAGTTGGTACTTGCTGTGCTCTCTTCATTTGGTCGAATGATTCATTCGGTGCAGTCTCAGTTAAAGGTGCTTGTTGTGTAGGTGCAGTTTGATTACCACTCTGCAATCTATACAATTTAAACAAGTTATCAATAGTAACCGATTCTGGCTTATCCATAATCTCTACGAATTGTGCTATTTCTTGGTCACTAGCTTGATATTGGTTCTTTAAATGAGAATGAATCTCTCCCATCTGTTGCTGTCTTTGTTGTTGCTCAGCTTGATTCCTTAGTATGTTATCTCTCTCTTCCTGAATCTTGGCTTTCTCTTCTTCTACCAAAGCTAGATTATATTCAGTATGTAATCTATTGTAATCGTCCATTTCGTCACGCCATTCTTCAACATCTTCTTGATATCTACCTGATTCAGAATTAGGGTCCTCAAGTGCTTCAGCTCTATTAAAACCTCTAGGCTTTGAAGGCTTCTGCGGTGGAGGTGGAAAAGACCTGTCGTCTTCTACTTTTTGTTCTTCTACTGTAGGCTGAGGTGATTGAACTTGTTGTTCTAATGCTTGTAGACGTTGTGCCATCTGTGCATTTTCATTACGAGCTTTATCAGCCTCACTTTGCCAATACTGATAACGTTTTTCATCGTTATCTTGGGTTTCTTGTTGAGCCTCAGCTTGTTGCTCAGGTGCAGGTACATCTGGATTAATTTCATTCGTATTGAATGGGTCATCCGATGATTGCTCCTCTTCAACTCCGTTAGCTCTAAAAAATCCCTCTAATGGGTTCGCACCATCTAATACTGGTTCTGACTCAGGAGTGCCCTTTACTTCAGGGGTAACTTCTTGTTCTATCATACTCAGTTCCTTTACTTTGCTCCAGCCGATTTCTTGGCATCGGGTATGGATTGTTGTTTGGCTTCCTTGTTCGTTTCACGAACTCCGGCTTTAGCCTGTCCAAGAACGTCATCCAAGCGACTCTCGAAAATTCTGCCTGAGGCTTTGCCTTGGGTTGAGATTGTATCGAGTTTGCCTTTGAATTTTTCTAATTCAGCTTTCTGCTTCAAGTGATAGTTTTCACGCTCTCTTGTTTGCAGGTCACCTTTTAATTCTTTAATCTTTTCTTCCATCTGCTGTACAGATTGTTGTAGTTTGCCTACAGTATCAGTTCTTTCCAATACACCCTCCTTGTCAAATACTTCTGTTTTCTTAAGAACTTCAGTTTTATCAATAATTCCATTCTTAAAAGCATCCATATACATTTCAAGTTGTGCATATCTATTTGTTGGTAAAGTAGAACCTGTAACTACTACTACATCAAATTGTCCTCTGGAGATATCGTTCATAACGCTTACTTCTCCAGATTTATCATCATAAATCTTTTTATTAATTGCTATCTCACTTAAAGAGTTATTTGGTTGGACCAACCTAACTACTTTTTCAGCTCTATATAATTGTTGCATTATAGGCATAGCTACTTTTGCTACTCTTGCAAGTGCCATTTCAATATCTTGCAATTTAGACTTTATCTTTCTCTGTCCAAATTCATCAAGTGATACTGTGGCTTTATAAGTGTGAGGAGCCGCTTCAGCGTTTCCTTGCATTAATTCATACAAACCAAGTTGATGGTCTATGTCTGTTTTAGCAACTTGCTCGTTTTGATAAAGAGTACTTGGTAAAGGAGTGGGTTGTATTGGTTGAGGTGCCCCTTGGTCCATATCTACTTCTATAGCTACTCCGGGTTGTGCCCATCTTTGTTCAAAGTCTTGCATATCAACAGAACCACTTGGTATTAAAATTTTTGTATTTGTACTTGTTGTTGCGTGTGCAATTATAAGAGAGCGTGTCTTATTTATGTATTCTTGTAAGTCCTTTACCATACGAACATCGCTTACTGGGTAGGGTGTCCTATTGTGAATATTCATAAATAGAACGATGGGATAATGTTCGATAGGAAGAACTCTAGAGTACAAGTATTTATTTCCCATTATAACGCACATTTTAATACGTTGTACTGGTACTGACACGCTCTCCATTAAACCTTCTTGAATTAATTGAGCATATGTTACTTCTTCAACTTCGGGCATTTCTGGTCCATCAACGCCTTCCATTTCAGCTTGTTGACGCTGTTGTTCAAATTGTTGAGTCATTTGCTCAATAATCATCTTTGCTTTATTTTCATCAAGTATAACTTGACCATTTATACGTACAGCTATTCTTTGTTGAAACTCTGCATATGCTTCTTCATCAAATACTTCTTCGGATTTGTTAATGTTATTCTTTAAGTGATAACGCTTAACCCAAACTTTTTCATACCTTTCGTAGCCTCTTATGTATTCATTATTAGTTCCAAACCCAACGTGAGTTTGTGTAGTGCTATCTTCTGGGAATACAATTCCTTTATCATCTACTCTATCTGTAGTTGGTCTATCTGTATACTGGTCTGATTCAGCATTTTTAATTGCATCTTCATACATAGGGTACATACCCTGTGCTTGTTCTTTTGTAAATAATCTACTTATAATAATATTTTCTGCATCATCACCCATTCTGTGTCTAGAGTTAGGGTCAATGTAAACATCTAATGGGTCAACATCGTGAATACAAACTTCACCTCTGCCATAGTCTTTCAAGGGGTCAATGTATACACACATAGCTCCCATACCCATTGTATAATAATCATCTATCACATTGCGGAGTGCTTGAGTCCCGTCAGAGATGTACCACATATATTCTAGTAACCCGTTAAAGACTTGTGCTATCTTGTTGTCTGAATCTTCTCTTGGGGATACTCTAAATTGCGGTCTGCCTGAAGTGAGTAGTGCCTTAGCGGCTTCGACTGCTGGATGGATACGGTTTACTACAAGTGGTGCTTGACCCCTCTCAAGTAAAATTCGTTGTTGTTCTGAAGACCATTGTCTTCCTAATCTAAACTCAGCGTCTTCTTGTGCCTGATTCGCCCAAAGCTCTCTTTTACTTGAATAAGTTTTAAAGAGGTCGTGCGTTTCTTCTACAAGGTCATTATTAGATTTCTCTGAATCTTTTTCTTTGTAAGCCATCCCTAAAAAACTTACAAACTATAAAGTCATCCAGTCAAGAACTTTGTTCTTTTGTTTTCTATCCTCTGGATTAATGTATTCTTTCTGTCTTGACGGCTTTGCTTTATCAAGTGCATAGTATATTGCATCAAGAATATCATCGTGTTTACCTCTAGGGTAAGATAGAAATTCTTGTTGTGCGTGTAGGTCCTCAGGTCTAAAATAAAACTCACCTTTTGCGAGTGGGGCAACCAAGGACAACAATCTTTCGGATTTTCTTTGTCTTGGTTTTATGCCTTTTTCGAGTCCCGGTATATACAGGTTCTCTTCTAGCATCATCTTTCTTACGTTAGTCCTTAGTGCCTCTTGGTAGCCCACAGTCTCAATAGTCATTCGTTTAGGGTGATATTTTTTAAATACCTTAATAATTTCTTCAGGTTGGTATGCAGGGTCGATTTTATCTCTGAGTATATCCAATATATAAATATTACTATCAGCATCAAGTGCAACAGTAGCAATAACAAAAAAGTCAGAACGCTTAGATAGACTACTAGCAGGGTCGATGCCACAATAGACGTTAACTGGTTTTTTAATACTCTTGCCACCCGACTTGCCGATAAGGATGCTTTCTCCATCATTATGGGAAAAAACGAAATGATGTAATTTAATGTATTGCGGTTTGAAGGGTGCATTGTCAGGACTTTGTGCCTCATTCATATACTCTTGGTAAAACCCGTTTAGGTTACCAACTGATTCAAATTCTTGTTTTATTGATTGTATTCTATCTTCGGGGAATCTTTCTTCCCATATACTCTTTCCATCATCGTCATATATAGAATACCAAAGAACTTTCCATACAGGAGATTCCTTAGCCCAATATAGAAAACAATCTTCAGAAATAACAGTTCCAATCATAACTATTCTTCCATCATCTGACAATGAAGGTATAACAGCTTCTGTTATCCATTTTCTATTTTTTGCTCTAGCTTCCGAAGTAGCGGCGTTAAGCTCTGACTCGTAGTCATCAACAATGATGAGGTTAGGACGAGTGTCACCCTCGATAAACCCCCGAACACGCTGTCCAGTTCCCACAGCAATAATACGTGAACCATTGGCAAGAACAATATCATTATTCGTCCAACGTTTAGCAGTTTCCGGTCCATAATCTCCAAACATCTCCTTAAAATTTTGTGAATTAATTAAATGGTACTTTATCCTAGATAAAAAATTTATACTCTGAGATTGTGACTCAGATACAATGACTATAAACAAATCACTGGCAGAGGGCTTAAAAGCGATTCTATGAAGGGGTAGAATTAAGGAGGTCACTGTACTTTTCGCCGTTCCCCGAGGAGCGGCAATTAGTACACGCTTCTTCGCCTCATCTGCCAGATTTCTGTATATCTCGTGGTGAAATGGTGGTACTGCTTTTGCAATAGCAGTAGGGAACATTGTTCTACCAAATAATCCAAGATTAGCTCTTAGTTTTTTAAGGGCTTGTTGTTGTGCATATTTGGCTTCGTAATCGTCTACTTGTACGGTTTCCCGGATATCCATTGTACCAAACTTTCTCTAGTTCCTTTTATTAATGGTGTAACTCTGTGCAAATAAAAAGATGGGAACAAAACTGCATCTCCGTAGTTTAAATCTATTTCTTGATGTCCTGCTCCAGTCTTAAATTGCAACTTTCCTCCTTGAAAGTTAGTCCCTAACTCACAAACAAACGAAACCTTTCTATGATTTATACCTGAACCCATTATATCCATATGCCAATCATACTTACCTCCGGGGCTTTCATACTTAGTATATTGTGGAGAATCTTTAAATCCTATTAAATCAAAGTTCCATAACTCGTCATTAGCTATATTTGTCCAATTCCATATTCTTTCATACAGCCAATTAAACTTATCTCCTTGATATTTAGGGGTCCATTTAACCCAAGAGTTTCTATAATTATCAGTATCTCCTACAGTGCTGGATTCATCCCAGTTTAGACCTGACATTGATTGTTTATAAAATATTATATCCTCTGGCAATAAGAACTTACGTACTATGTACCAGTTCTCGAATACAACCTCTTTACTTTTTGGTACGGAATAATTGTCCATATTTACCATATTCATTCCAATATCCTTTAGACCAAAGTCTGCTATTTATAAAAACAAGTATACCTGCTATTAATAATGCTAATTCAATCATTTGTGACCTTCCTCTCTATTCTGTTTAATCTATATATAGCACTAACCCATAGTAATAAGTTAAGGAATATATATAGTTCCCATCCCGGGAAATGTTCCAATTCTACTAAAGTTTGATAGTAATGACTAATCATCTCCATCCTTTACCTCCTTTATAGGCATTTTAGTTGTCCTAGATGCAACTAGTTTATCTTCTTCTGCGTTAATGTTATCAATCAACTTTCTAGTCTGTGTTGCTTCTAGCTTATCAGTAACTGTTACTGTTTCTTTATCCTTCATTCCGTGAATTTCCATCCCATCATTTACAAATCCACGTATACCATTAACATCCTCTTTCTTTAATGCAATATCTACTCCCTTCTTCATTAAATCAATAAAGTAGTCTGCGTCCATCATATTATCAGTTAATAATTTTTGTGCTTCATCTCTTTTCATTCTTTTAAAGACCTCCGTCCTCATATGACGTTTTAATTTACGTCTTTTACTCATACTTACTGGTCCAAACACTTGGTCAATAGCAACGTCTCTATCTTCTGTTAATGCCGCCCACATTGCTAAAGATTTATAGTCTTCAGACTTTGTTTTTACATCTAACCACTTTTGTCCAGTAAAAGTATTGTTAGCTACCCGTCCCCCACAACAAAATTTTTTATCAGGATACTTAGGATTCCACATAATATAACCAAAAGGCATCCTATAATAATAGGACATTCTTTTGTCTTTGTCTTGATAAGACTTTTTACTAATAACCTTTGCAACATAATCGTCATCGGTAAGTGCCCATTGCTTTGCATTAGCCTGTTGCCAATGTAAATAAGTAATATCCTTTGAATCCGCCTCATTCTTAGTGTATACTGGGTATTCAGTTGGTCCTATATCTTTATGTTTTATAGTTATAACAAACACTTGCTCTTCCTATTGGAATATAGCCCACTTTTTTAGTCTTCTTGTCATTATATCCACCAAAATGGCTATTTCTTGGTAATTCTTCGTTTTTCCAGCGTATTTTAGACCTACTTTTCTGGATTTTAGAGATGTTAAATACATATATATGTGTAGTTGTAGCTACTATATAAAGAAACTCTTTACCATCTATGTCTGCGTGACCTTGATTTGCTAGACATTTATCATATTCTATTAAACAAGTATCATAATGTTTGTTACGCACCTTGATTTCTGCAACATATCTAGATTCTACAGCGTCATATGTGCAGTATTCTTCTGTTTTTATAAACTCAGACTTAGCTTCTTGATTAATATACGAAATAACAAAGTCTTCTGTTATCTTATGAGACCTAGGAACTTGAGTGTTAGGGTTATGTAGTACCTCATCTTTAACATCTGTAGATGAAACACCATCCTTAGTATGTTTAGAAGACGCTTTATATTCCTTGTACGCTTCTGTGACTTCATAGTATAACACTCCTCTTTTACGTTCAGCTTGGAATCCCGTGATATTAGCACAGTTTTTCCATAATAACTCATAATCGAGTTTATTATCACTCTTAATGTATTGTTTAATATCAACCACTTACGACAACTACCCCTTGATAAATTGTGAAGTATAACTAACAAATATTGAAAAAAATGTAAAACACTTTTGTACAATATACAATAGTTATTATTTACTTTAAGGGCAATCCGTTAAACTTAACGATATAAACAAGATAGAGCTATTTGCTACTAATCGTCTTTTCTACGTACTCTGCTAGGGTTTATTATCCTAACATTCTCCCACATATTGTGCTTCCAACACCAGTTCTCACCGTCACGTAAGTCTATATAAGCGTGATGTGTGCTGTCTTGGTCGTGTATGTCTATGAATGCTGTAACTTCCCCTTCAGAGATTGTAGGTTCATCTGCTATAAAGCTTACTGAAATACCTGAAATGATTAAAATTATTATAAAATTCATACGAAAAATTATATAAGAAAACAATAAAAAACATTCTAAAAATTGCCGTAGAATGGGAGTACGCACTCTACCAGTTGACCCACCCGCTTCGTTTTCACCCCGTGGGGGGTCCAACACTGTTGAGACTCGTCCCTCCTCACAACAATGTCGTCCCTGTCCACGTTGCTCAACGACCTCGCTATTCACTTCGGACTCGGCTGTCCTGTCAACATCCCCTGCTAATTTTGGTCGTAGACCACAATCAATAGTAATTCAACTATTGGTTTAAACCATAAAGGATAAATCATTATGGCTAAAACATACTCAATACATTCGGCGTATAACGCTCAGGAGTGGAGTAGAGACTCCGACGGCAAGGTCGAAGTCGAAGATGGGAAACCCATCGTGGATAACAAGAGCAGGTATTATGACCGTAGGTCAGATACTGCCCGTGTACCACATAGTATAGTTATACTTCAACCTGAAGATAACTTTGAAACAGACGGGGCTTTGCCCGAGCTGTTAACTGCTAAAGCAATTCAAAAGCTAAGTAAACTCTTTAGTGACCTTGAGTTTATAGCAGACACTGACTATCCTCTGAATACTTCAGAAGATATCGAACAAGGCGAAGCCGTGACGACACAGTCAGGTAACGATTGCATCAAATACTACTATAAGTTCTTACGACCTAAAGCAGTAGAGATGTAATGTTAATATATAGGGGTGGTGTATTCCGCCCTTATATTTTATCACACCTACTAGCAGGAATCGGCGATGTTGCAGTTACCGTATTTTAATAATCTAAGGCTCTCAACATATCAAAATAGCCAATGATAATTGTCCACGGGACTCCGCATCCCATAACAAGAATGGGTACAGTTGCTCTTAATTACAGGACTCCGCAGTTCTACAATAAGACACTGAATAAACAGCTATGCTGTATCCATTCTTTATCGTTTAATAAAGGAGTTAATATGAAATGGTATCAACAATCGTTTAACAAAGCCAGAGATAGAAAATCTGGAATGTATAGACCTAATCGTAAGTACAGCAGATATGATAGTAGATGTGCTGATAAAGACATTAGCTATTGCTCTAAGTGTAAGCATTGCTGGGAAATAAGTTGGCAATCTTCAGCACCTAGAGTAATGATGTATCAAGACTTTGTTACCTATGGTAAGCCAAAGAAGATATGTCCTAAATGTCAAGGAATAACTAAACTATCAGGAAGGAGAATCAAGAAATGGTCACACTGATGGAATTTGTGCTATCTGGTTTACTAGGTATAGTAACAGCGATAGCTTTAATATGCTATGCAGAATGGCAAACACTAAAGGAGAAAGCAGATGGGTAAATTTGCAGAGATTGACGCACTCTTCAAGCGTCACAATATAGACGTTGATGCGTATATAGGTAACACGGAAGCTATGTTAAAGAAAGCTATCGAGTTAGAAGAGAAAGAATACAAAGAACTAGTAAAGGTTCACCCTCAGTTAGCAAGTATAGGTGAACCAGAGTTCGGGAGATAATTATGTTAGATGTACTACTTATTATCTCTGTATTAACATTAGTAGCTTCAATGATTATGCTTTGTTTTGTACTTCACGACATAAACGAAAAGCTTATGTATGAACAAGAAAAGACTGATTATTGGAGAGAAAAGGCTATAACTCAGAATTATGAGGAAATTAATCTTCGTATGAAGCAAGGGTTATGGCAGGATTAGGAATAATAGGCGGCGATTATGCTGGGTATGAGTGTACCAAGTGTCGTTCCAGTAACACTACGTTCGAAGAGTATGGTTCATCTGAATCAGATAACTCTGAACTAGGCATTATATGCGACGACTGCGAACACATAGAACCACCCGACTCATTTAATCAACGCTTTGAAGAACCGGATAGTAAGCCTGACTTACCGGGGATGAACAAACAGGCAGGAGATGCGAATAATGGCTAACAACATAACAATACAAATGCCAAGCAAACCACTAAAGACTAACGTAACAGCAAGTACACCAGCAGAAATAGCTGAGACAGAAGACTTCTCACTAGAGAATGTCAAGATTGTTGTTGGGTCTGACACAGTATCACCAAACTACAACCTTAGAGACAACGACTTCGTTGCATTCTCAACAAGTAAGGTTACATCTGGTGCGTAGTCAGTAGTCTGTTTAATCAGGGGGGTGTAAAAGCCCCCCTTTAAAATAGGAGATAGGATAATGATTGCTAAGAAACAGCTCATTGAAATAACGAAATCAGAACAGCGGCTACTAGATAAAATAGTACCGTTGTGGATTTTTAATAACAGTAAGAATCAGGGCTTCACATTAGAAATGGGAGAATGTCAGACTATGTATGAAGAACAGTTTAAAGTTTTAAACTTTCATTCACCTGAAATTACTAACAACACAGGTTTACTAGATACTTGTAACTTTACTTTTAAAATTAATCTAGGAAGACCAAAGCTCAAAGGTAGTAGAGCATATGTATTACCAAGTATGTCGTTATTATTTCACAATAATGACACAGAACCATACATCGTAACAAACATCAAGCAAGAAATGGGACCTGAGTATGACAAATTCATAACCATAGCTGAAAAGATGGCATCGTTTTATGGTCGGGAAAGTGATAACTGGAACCTAAAGAAGGTTAAATATGGTGACATATCAGTTCATCCACACGTAAGCGGAGACAATAAACCTTGTATGGGATATTTCAGTCGTGCATTTTCAGAAACAATATCAAGTAACAATCTAAGTGCATTATGTAGTATTGCATTTACTTTTTGTTGTAATTGGACTAGAAACGATGCGTACTGGGATATTAATCAAAGCTGGACTCAATGGCATAGCTATGTAACTCAAGATAGTTTTAGAAATTATCTAATGACTAGAGAAGTAATGAATGAGATACAAAAGATAAATAATACTGAGAACTACAGAAGATGGTATGATGATACTTTAATTTGTGATGTGTTTCAACAACTCAAATCAAGAGGATTTACATCATTATCACTGTACGTATACGGTAGGGTTCATAATATGTTAAAATCAATAACAAGCGATACACCAGATGGCAAGATTAAAAAGATGATGGAGATATTATCATTCTTTCCTAAAGACAAAATGGAAAGACTTACATCTAATATGCCTCTAGTACGTGTTATGAACACAGGTCCAGTTATGGATTGGTCTATTGTTAATGATACTGATGCTGTAACAAGCTCACTGAATGAAGACAAAATGAGATTAGATGCTTATGAAAGCAGTCCTAGAATTGCTAATTCAGTATCAAATTTCAGAAGAAATATGAGAGACATTCTAAGAGCAAATAGCAACACAAGAGAAAGACCAACAGCTAGAGATATACGTCGTGTTAAAAATATGATACAACGTAACGAACCTTTTAAAGCAATTACTAACGGACTAGATGATGAGTTTGTATTTGATAGAATCGTTAATGCTTTAGGAGGAACTCAGTCTCTAAACGTCTTAAATCATTCATCTTGCTGGTTGTATGCAATAAGAAGTTTTGCTTATTTCTTAAATGCAACTAATAAAACACTGCAAGAACCATTGTTACAATACACATTTGAAGAGACCTATGATGTAACGACTACGTTAAACATCGTTAATGGTCTAGATAAAATGTATCAAACAATAAATGATGAGGACGGTTCAAGAGAATCATATCTCAGTACTAGATATTCCTTAGGTCAGAAGTTGTACTTTATGATAGAATCCCTATATCCTTATATATCAGAAGATAGAATAAGGTTAAAGTGGATACATTTCTTAAATGCAAGAGCTAAAGGATACATTTCAACACAGTTAAGATTAGAAACAAGGGGTTTAGACAATGAAAAATCAAACAACGTCCACAGATGTGGAGATGGCAACGGGATTCAGACTTTTAATGCCACCAGCAGTGATGAAGAAAGTCAACTATCTATTGCGTCGTTTTAAGAATGTAGAATGGTCAGGACCAGCGTGGTATAGAATACTCAAGAAAGATGAAGACGGCTTTCCAATTAAAGTTAGGCTTGAGCATTTTAAAGCTATTCATCTGGGTGATGGCACTTCTACAGAGTTAGATGGTGAAGAGCTGGGTAAGATACTTCCAAAAGTGTATAAGAAAAAACCTGAATTAGGCAAGTGTTTTATGGGACTAATACATAGTCATCATACAATGGGTGCGTTCTTCAGTGGTACAGATAAGGAAGCTATCTATCAGGAATCAAGTAAAGAAGGCTTGTATTTCTCAACAGTAGTAGCAAGTGAGAAAGACAAATACGTAACAGCAGTGGGTTATAAGGACCAATACGGATTTCCTCAAATGAGAGAAGGTGAAGTAAGTAATCTACTCAAAGAGAAATCAGAACCTGAATGGCGTTACGAAGCTGACAAGATAGAGAAGAAAAGGAAAGAAGAAAAGAAAACTACTTGGGGCGGACACGGAGTCGGCTACAACTTGCATAACTATTATGATAGGTATGGACAAGGAAGTATGTTCGGAGCACACGAACCAGAAACAAAGATAGCGGCAGTCGAAAAGGACGCAGTAAAAATTATCGGAGCTGGTGTAGAAGTGTCTAAAGAACAAGACAAGGTTGATGAACAAATCGCTGAACAGTATAACAAACTAGAATCCAACGAAATAACAGAGGATGAGTTTGTTAAAAGCGTACGTGAAATTGACCCAACAGTTGAACCGCACTGGTATATAGACCAAGGCTGGATTAAGTAAAAACACGGGGGCTGTGAAGCCAATAGTAATAAAACCGACTATGTGCGTCCTACGATGCGTAGGTGAAAGCCGGACCAGCCCCCATAACTAAATAGGAGACTAATATGTCACTAACAATACCACAAAAAAAGTACCTTGTAAAAAGGATAGACGAAGTAGCTAATCAAAAAGCTAGTGAGTTAAAGGACCCAGAAGCTAGAAAAAATAGAGAAGTATGTCAAGAAGGGATAAAAGCAGGTAAAGTAGAGCTTAGAACCAGAAAGGACATAGAAAAAATCGTAGAAATGATTCTAATGGGTGAAACAGGATATGGCGGCTGGGACAGTACTAACATAGGTTCTATAAATGTATCTGACTTATTGATAGGTTGGGAAGATTATTTAAAAGAACATAAGCTAAGTAGTGCAAAAGTAAATAGCGTAATAGTAGAAAGACGAAATGCTATTTTTAAAGAAGCTACTAAAATTAAGGACCAAGCTATGTTTGGAACTGAACAAGAAGCTTATGCTATGTTAGATAAGTTTATGGAGTTAGAAGTATGATACTCATAGACTTATGGGAATGGAGCATTAACTTATTTCTAATATCAGTTAGTTGTGTGCTAATAGGAGTAGGATTTTTTATTATACTCTTAATGGCAAATTTCTTATCAACGTGGATACAAGGAGATAAACAATGAGCCAACGATTCTTAAGAAATAAAGACCTAATTAAACAAGAAGCACTGACAGATATATGTATTGTTGGTGCTGGTGGTATCGGGTCTTTTGTAATACAAGCTCTTACTATAATGGGCTGGGATGATATAATAGTGTGGGACGATGACACAGTCGCTGAACACAATCTAAGTAGCACAGCATACCCAGCTAATATGGTAGGACGTAGTAAAATAGATGCGGCTGGAGTCTTGCATAGTTTATATTCAGGACCAGAACAAACGCTTACTTGTTATCAACGTAAGTGGTTACCGTTCGAGAAAGCACATCCAAGAACTATTGTATGCACAGACGATATGGAGTCAAGAAGACAACTGTTTGATAAGTGGCAACACTTAGATAACAAGGATTTCTTTATTGACGGACGTATGGGTGCCACTACAGTAGAGTTGTGTACACAAAGCAGTAGAGAACTTGAACATACTTATATGGACGAGTGGATACCTACTGATAGCGTACCAAAACCTCCCTGTTCAATGAAGCATACTGTATTCGCCGCTCAGTTCATAGCGGCACAAATAGTATCTCAAGTGTATAATATAGTTGGTAATTTAAGTTATTATGACTATATTAATACCTGCTTGAGTCCTCATTTAGTAACATATGGGAACCAAATAATACCAAGAATAAATACGGAGGTATAAACGTATGATAGAAGTACGCAAAGTTAGTACTGATTGGGGGAAAGGTATGCCCTCAGGTTTGACTTATTTCTTTATAGGTCAACCAAAGACTGGTAAAACAACAGCTTGTGCCAGTTGGAGTGAGAAAGGTTCAGATGGTGTCTTAGTACTTGACACTGATTTAGGTGCAGAGTTTGTAGATAATGCAAACGTTGTAACTATAGCGAGTCTTAACGCTCCTAGTCGTCCAGTTTTAAAAGATGGCAAACAAGTAACAAAGGGTGGGACACCTCAAATAGAGATGATTCCACCAACAGAGCGTGGGTTTGTCTACAGAAGTGGACAAGATAAGGGAAAACCTATGCCAGTCTATTCTTTAATCGAAGCCTATCAATGGTTAGAGAGAGAATGGGACAAATTACCTTACGACACAGTAGTAATCGACACACTCGGTCAAGTAAATGAGTGGGTAGAAGAAACTGTATTGCAGGAACTTGGAATAACTGCGATGGGTGAAGGTCAATGGGGTGCTGACTGGGGTAAAGCCAGACGGAAGAACGTTGACATCATCAAGAGATTCCAGAATCTTATCAAGAAAGTAGGTGGTAATCTGATACTTGTGTCACATTCAAAGACTACAACAGTCACGGATGGTAAAGCACAGTTAAGTCCAGAACTACCTAGAGGACTAGGTTATAGCTTAGCGGCTAAAGCTGATGTCATAGGATACTCAACAGCAAGTAAAGATGATGGTAAGTATTATGTTTCATTCGAAGCATACGACGAGCGTGTAGTAGGCAGTAGATTAAAGCCACTCAGCCAGAAAGTACTACCATTTGATTATGAGAGTATTGTTAATGAAATAGTAAAATACAAGGAGAAAAGCGAATGAGCAATGCACCATTCAGACCAAGTGACATAGATAGTGGAAGTGAAGGAGGAGGTGATTACCTCGGATTTCAAGCTTGTGCAATTACAGAACTAGAAGACCAAACAGAGCAATTTGATTGGGCTGATTTATTCTTAAGAGTACAACTAGATGTAGAAAAATCACAATATCCAGTAGATATGAAAATCTTGGGTTCCTATGATAGAGAGCCAGATGGTAACATCAAGACTTGCTCTTTGTTAAAGAAATGGTATCGGTTCGCTGATACTGTAGGGTTCAACGGAGGTCCAGATGTAAAGGGTGATATGGTCGATGATAGTGGAAGAGCTATTGACTTAGTTACTTCATTAGAAGAACATATCAAACCACATCCTATTGACCCTAAGAGGGAATACTACTGTTATGTGTATAAGGAGCCTTCAAAGAAGGACCCTACTACTGCATATACTACAGTATATCCTCGCATTACCACTAATACAGAGAAAGGAAGAGCAGAACTAGAATCATTTGTTCAGTTCTTAAAATCCAAGAATCTGATTAGAGAAGAGGGTAATGTTGTTGCTACGCCAGTTAATGGTCAAGTAACAGGAACTACTAGTCGTACTTCTTTCTAAGTGGCACGATATGTAGAAATGGCTATAGGTTCCCCTTCAAGGAGGGGGACCTTAGTCCCTTATGATGATATGTGGGATATTGTTTATGAGGCTGGTCAAACTCAAGCAATCTACAGAAGCGTATATATATACGATGAAGAAGGCTTAGACTTCGTACAAAAGAATAAAACTGTAAAGAGTTTCTTGGGTACCAGACATATAGACGAAATACCAATAGACGTTGATAAAGGTGACAACACAGATGAATATACACATAGTATGACTAAAGACATTCTCGCATTTTGTGAGAGTGAATATAATCTGAAAGACGGCAATTATCAATGTTTCTTCAGTGGGACAGGCTATCACATAATGTTAGCAGGAGATAACTTTAATTTTAAGGCAGATAATGAGCTACCATACGTTGTTAAACAAACAATGTTACAAGCTTTTCCTAATTTTAAGTTAGACCCTAGTGTGTACAGTAGAACAGCAATCATTAGAATGGCTCATACACTTAATATCAAAAGTCAGTTATTTAAAGTCCCTATAAGTAGAGATGAACTGATGAATGGTACTTATCCAGATATACAAAAACTTGCACAAACAAGAAGAACTGCATATATGGGTACAGAACTATGGGGTGATGGAAATATGGAAAACACCATATGTACAGATATACCTGAAGTTAAAGCAATGGGTAAGGTAAATGAAAACACAAATGTTGTGCCGTGCATACAAACAATATACAACAGAGGAGCAGAGAAAGGCAGTAGAAATCACTCAATAATGCGTGTAGCATCTCATATGAGAAGACACGGAATACCCAGTGACGCAACTAAAGCCGCTATGTTACATTGGAATAACAATCAACTTAACCCGCAAATAGTTATAGATAAGGTCGAAAGTACCTATAACTATGGTTATAAGTACGGGTGTCAAGATGCTTTGTTAAAAACGGTATGTAGCCCTAAGTGTGTATATTACAAAAATAAAGACTACTTAGTTGATGTTAAAACTAATAGTAGTTTGCAAAGCGAGTTACAAGAAAGATTAGAAACAGACTTTTCTGGAAGAGCAATAGACCTTAGTAAAATGTTTGGTCTAGAAGATAAAGATTGTACAGTTTATCCGGGTGAATTAGTTACTATCTTTGGTCCTACTGGTGCTAATAAAACAACATTAGCTCAGAACATAGCGTTAGGTTACGATTTTCAACAAAACGTTATTAACAAGGAATGGCAGTTACCAACATTATTTCTATCATTAGAATTAAGTGGCTGGTATATGCACAGAAGAAACTTGCAAATAGCTAGTGGTATGAGTAAAGAAGATGTATCTAGAGATAGTAAAAATGTCGGTAAGATGTATGGGCATTTACTAGAACACATAGTTATGCAAACTATTAGTCCATCACCTGACTTAATTCAAAAACAAGTTAGGGACCTACAGCCTAAGTTAGTAGTAGTAGATTATATAGATTTAGTAGAAACTCCGCCGCACATAAGAGGCGAGTACGAACAAATTAAATATATATCTCACTATCTATCAAACTTAGCTGTTAATATGGATATTATCATAATACAAGTCTCTCAGGTGTCAAGAGAATACAGCAGAAATCAAATACTAGACATTTACGCAGGTAAAGGTAGTGGTGCAATAGAAAATGCGTCACGTAAAGTAATTGGTATTAATGGAAAACAAGATAGTTCAGAAAAGACTGTAGAACTATTTAAAAACAGTGATGGGGACCTATTTACAGTTGATTTAAACTGGACTCCATCCTTTAGACTACCAAGGAGAGTATAATGAAGAAACTACACATTGTAAAAGCTGAAATAACAGCAGAAGAAAAAGCAGTTCTGCAAACTATAGCAGAAAAAGAAAAACGCTCTGTTAAAAAGCAAATAGAATGGTACATACAACAAGCAGTTCATATAGAGAAAGAAGGACGAAGGTAATGGAAAAGAAAACAACAAGAGACCTAATAGGAGAGTATATAGACACTGACATTAATTTGCAAATGGAAACAGATAACGAAGAGCAGTTAATATTAGAAAGTCAAATGCAGAATATACAAGGTCAGATTAGAAAAAAAGTAGATGGCATAGATTATTTTATGGTCGAACTATCTAGGAAAGAACATCTTATTGATGCTGAAATAGAAGCTATCAAGCAAGAGCAAACTAGATTAAGAGTGAGGAAAAAAGCAGTAGAAAGTATGAAAGAATACTTTAACAAATCACTTTTACCTATGGTTGTATCAGAGCTTGGTGACGAAAACGGAGTATACGAAACAGATACAGCAAGATATAAGATGTATGAAACACTTGGACCGGTAGCTATAGTAGATAAAGATGCTATACCTGATGTCTACAAAACGTGGGAACACGTTGAGAAGATTGATAAGAAAGCGGCTAGACAGGTTCTTAACAAGGGTGAAACAATTCCAGGCTTTTATGCTGAAAAAGTTAAAAGAGTCAGGAGAAGTTAATGAGATTATTTAAAGGTCTCTTAAGAGGACACATTATCAATAATAATCTAAACAAAGGTATGTACTTAACAGTATTAAACCTATTTAGATTTGGCTTTATACTTATGCAGTCAAAGTCACAGTTTGATATTGATTTCTCTATTAGTTTCTGGAAGTTTGGAGTTCACTCACACTTTACTAAAGGAGAAAGTAACTTATGCCAAGACAAAAGCAATCACAAAAATCAATGATATTGAAAATGCTAAAGGACGGAGTTAAAGTTAATCCAATGTTAGCTTTAAATTCGTGTGGATGTTTCAGGTTAGCGGCTGTAATATGCGACTTAAGAAAAGATGGTCACGATGTAAAGACCAATAGAATTGAGTCACATACTGGTAATCAATATGCAGAGTATACTCTAGCATAACAAACTAAAGGGGGGTAGTTAATCCTATCCCCCTATTGCATTATGAAAAAAGAACAATTTAAAGAAAAACTATATCCTATACATAAGACATTCTGGAATAAAGCTTATAAAAAGTTATCTTCAAAAATGTCTACTCTAATGTCTTCTTTAAAAAGAAGAAGTATAGAAGCGAACGTAAAATGTACTATAGATAAAACAGATATAAGAAAAATGTTTTATGACATATACGGAAAAGGATGTTGTTACTGTGATAAGAGATTAGATTATAGAAATATAGCCTGTGACCATATCATACCCCTTGCTAAAAACGGACCGAGTACAAAAGAAAACTTACAATTAATATGTAAGACTTGTAATACAAGAAAAGGACCGTTAGATGAGCAAGACTTTATATTGTTAATGCAATTAGTAGGTGGATTACCAGACGAACTAAATAAATATGTAATGAGAAAACTTGCCAAAGGAGGCAGATGGTAATGAAAATAATAACAGCAAAAGAAGCTAGTAAACCTTTTACTAGAAAAGAGAAAAAACAACATAGAGAACAAGAAGCAAGTTATAGGCGAGGTTATCGTCACGGTTATGACCAAGCACTAGACGATGCAAAAGAAGGAACTACAAACTATCATTATAAATTCTTTAATAAAGTTCTTATGCCTTGGACTTACTTTAAAGATAAGCTAAGTAAAAAAGGCAAAGTAATGGTATTTCCACCAAGTATTGAAAAGAGTGTGAAATGAAGACTAACGATAGAGTATTAAAGCTTGTTGGAGATAGACTCAAACTTGGACAAAAGAAATATGGACAAGATATACCATTAAACGGAGAAGGCGGTAGAGATAACTTTAAAGAATCAACAGAAGAAATGCTTGATTTAGTAGTTTATTTAGCCGCAGTATTACTTGAACAGTATGATAAAGAAAAGAAAGACAGGGTAAGCAATAAAAAGACAGTGCAACCTGAAGAACTTGCAATCATATTTAAAGGTATGTCTATGCTAAGCTCTAAAGCTTTTGAAGAAAACCAAATACAATACGGACATAAAGTAAATGATTTGATGAAAAGTATGAAAGAAAATTGTAATTGGAATGAAGAAGATGAGCAAAACTTGCAAAGAACTGGAGAATTTACTAAGTGTATACCCGGTTCTAATTGCGATTAAAATGAAAGAGTCCCTCATTAGTCAGAGTTTGTAACCAAAAGGTTGCTCTGTGAGGTGAACTACTAGCAATAATGGATTAATTACCAAGGAAGACCCTTGGTCCCTAGCGAATAGTTTTCCAAAAAGAAGAAGAATGACAAATGAAAAATGGTTGGCACTAGGGACTCTTCCAGATTTGGTACCAGTGCTGTGGACTAGGCTATCGGGTTCGCTACCTAACGAAACGTGGATATTAGAGTCACCACGAACACAGCACATAAACATAACAAGGCTTCTGACCGAAGTATGAAGATATATAAAGAGGTTTTATTAGACACGGTATTGTTCTTTCCTCACCATATATTGGATAGTAGGAGGGAGCCTTGTTTTATTAAGAAAGAGTAATATGAAAAAACCTAAACAAAGACCTTATAAAGGTAAAGATAAAAAACCAATAACTGATATGTCGGAACGTAAAAGAGCGGCGTTAGAACTATGGGCTAACTATCACGCTAATAGAAAAAATAAAAAGAGTAAACAAACTGGGACAAAACCGAGTATCAAAATTAAAGTAGGGGGAGAATATGACAAAAGCAGAGATTAAAAAGTCATTTAAAGAACATAATATTCAACTTGGTGCTGGAGCAATGGACCAAGTAATGTATGAATTGAAATGTGTAGTAAATAGAATGGCTAAGCGTTGCCAAGATGGTAACCTTAAAAGATTAACCCCAGAGCTATTTTACATAGCAATGGGGCGTTTAAGCGAATAACTACTTGCCATAGTCTAGTCGCAATATGTGGGGGGCTTAAATCCTTTTGTCCCCTGCATATTATCTTATATTTTTATATCACAGTAAGCAGTTTGCGAACTTTACAGTAAATTAGAAAAGAAACTCTTAGCATCAGCATCTCCTTTCTTAGCTTCCTGTAAAAAATTACCACCTTGTATGTAAGGTACTCCAGTAAATTTCTCAACAGCATAGAAAGGATTCTCTATAGCCCCGCCCGGACCAACAACATCCTTAATGATTCTACCAAATGGTAATAGTGTGTAGAGATAATAATCAGTCATTTTATCCCAGTTTCCATTTACTAAACCCTCATATATAGGTTGGTCAAACCTAAACAACGGCGGCTTGATAATTGACAATGGTCCAGCAGGGTGACCAAAGAAAGCACGTTCTCTTTCTTCATCATCACCAAATATAGCTGAAGCTGTATCTTGAAACCAATTCCAAGGAGCTGGAAGTGCGTTATCAAATAGACTATACATAAACATACTAGATAAACCATAGACCATAAGGTCAGCAGTAACTAATCGTTTAGCACGATTATATTCTGGTGTACCGGGAGTAAACCCTCTTAACCTAGCTTCATTTAATAAGTCTTTTCTAAAACGAACTGAGTTCCAACTCCATAATTGGAAACGTGACATTACCCTACCCAAGGCACTGTTCGTCCACATTGGTCTGAACGGAGCAGAATATAAAAACTGTGTAGCTTTTACTCCTCTCCTACCCATCTCTATTAAAAAAGGGTGGTCATAATCTCTTATAGCACCACCAAAATTCTTTTTAGCTTGTAAATAGTGTGCAATAAAAGCGTCTCTACGTAGAGTTCTTTCAGGTCTACGCATAAACCAAGATGCTTTATTCCACATACTATCTGTAATCTTATGTTTTTTAATTAAAGCTGTTAGTTCTGTATTTTTTAAATCGTCTTTGCCTTTCAGCTTTCTAGAAAAATCCCTAACAAAGTTTTCAAACCTACGACCACGTAGCTCTTTGTTCATACCAGCTTCGTATAATAAAAACTCTTCAACAATACCTAAACCTTCAACCCATTTTTCTACATCCCTCATACTACGCCATTCAGGATTTATATTTGTTTTTAAATAATCAATGTCTCTAGCGTTCTTTAGATTTTGGATACCTGCACTAATACCTGTATGTATTTGACCACCAAACAAATTAGTAATTGCAGATTTAGGGTGAGCAAGTAATGATGCCATTTGCCACTTAGCTTCTAAACCACTCCAAAACTGTAACTTACTTTGACTATATTGATTTAATTCTTTAGCATCTTCTTTAGATACATCGTATTTCTTTAATGCTTTACTTGTTATACCAAGTTTGTCACGAATAGAACTAATCCTATTTCTCATATTGCTATCAGCAAAAGACATATAGGGAGTCCATTTTAATTTCATTTTAGGGTCGTCTATTAAAGCATCAGGAATATCTGTAGGATAACCCATAGAACTTTGAGTATATAACTTTAAAAAATTAGCCCATCTAGTAGCCAAAGCTTTGTCTTTAGTTTGTGTTCTAAACTTTCTATAAAACTCTTGTATATGGGACCTTGATAAGGTAAGCATACTTTCTTTATAAAAAGAATCTACCAAGTTCTTGATATTAGCCTCATAAGCTTCAGCATCACGGGACCACCCAGCTAAGTGTGCATCTCTTTGATATTGACTATATGGCTGTTTAAAACCTAAAGGCAATATCTGTTTAACACCTTCGTTCTTTTTATCACCTGCCGCTCTTTGATATACGTCCTGCATAGCTTCAAAGTTTTCTTCACTAATAGATTTTGGTGCCCAATCACCAGTCATAGTTTTTGATTGGTATATTAACTTTTTAGCCGCTTGATACTTATCTTTTTTTGACATCTTTGTATTAGCAAAAATAGAATCAAGTGATTTAGATAGCTGTGCATCTACGTTTTTTCTATCAAAAGATATGTGAGGAAAATAATATTCAGCATCCCACACTTCTGTAACTTTTTTACCAAGACCAAGCTTACCAGCATACTCTTTTAAAAGTTTCTCAGTACGTTTAGCCTTGGGTAATGAAAACTTTAAACTTATTAACTTGTTTAACTCTTGCATACCATTAATACCAAACTTATTAATGTCAAATCTCTCACCTCTCCTAAACTTTTCTTTAGAATATTGTAAGTATTTATTATACAATTTATCTAAACCCTTCCAAGTAGGCTGTCCATTCTTATTAAAAGCTGGTTTAACAAAGTTATCAAACCAATCAGCATCACCATTAATCATAGTCTCTAAATCTTTGTTCTTTCGTGTGTAAATATCATTAATGTTTTTAACAATCTGTTCACCAGTAAGGTTTACAGTGCCATCTTTCAATGGAACAGCAAAAACTTTATCCTTTAATTTTTTATATAAAGGTTGTACTTCATTATAATTATTCATATAGGCTTCTTGCTTAGACATAAGCAAAGGGTCGTCACCCATTATTTCTTTTAATGCGTGGACCATTCCTCTTTCTCTTATAGAAACTGCAATCTTATGAAGGTCTGTACCATACTCACTTGTTTGAGTGTAAGGAGCTAACTCATCACGCAATCTGTTTTGCTCTTCTTCACTTGTTTGTAAAGAAAATTCAGCACCTTTCCAAGCAAAGTTTTGTAAATCTCCAATAACAGTAGTAGGTCTTATGGACCTACCCATAATGCTGTTGTTAAACCTATCTTTAAACGGCGTAACATCAGCTTTCCATTTTACCATACCCGGATACTTTAACCACTCTCTTTGATTGGCTTCTGGAAATCTATTCCAATACCTTCTTTCTATTTCAGGTCTCTTATCTTTCTTACCACTAACCCAACTAATAAATCTAGTCCAAGTACTACCATCTCTCATATCCTGAAAGAATCTTTCAAAGTTTTGCAAGTCTTGTTTAGTAGCTTGATTTATATTTTTTTGGAACATACTACGAAATAAACCGTTAAAGTCCCTTGAGTCTAAATTATGATAGTGTTTTAAATGATTCTTTAACTTATAAACTGTAGATAATAGTTCTTTATCTTTTATCTTAGCTTTCTTTAAACCAGCAAATGGTTCAATCTGGTCCATATAGTATCTATCAGATTCAGATAAATCAGATGCTTCTATAATTTTATTCTCTACATTACCAGTTTCAGTTTTATACTTAGCTGATGTAGTAGACTCAGCCTTTTTAGCAGTTTCTTTTATAAAAGCTTCTTCTTCTTTTGGGACAGGATTAATTTGTTTATATAGCTTATTATATTCATCAAGATGTGCTTTTACATTTACATCTTTAACATTTTTACTAGCAAAGCCTAGTCTCATTAATGATGTATTCTGACCATTTTTTCTTAATACTTCTTTAAACTTAACTTCATTTTTTCTTAGCTTAGGTTTTCTTTCTAAGTAATCTAACAACTTTTTGTTTGTTCTTTGGAATGTACCAAGTACCATAGCATCATACAGATTATGTAAATTTGTTTTACCTAACGCTTTTTTATCAAACAGTATCTGTCTATCTATATCTGTTTGATTCTTAGCAGACTCTCCACCTTTCTTTTGAAGTCCTAAGAATTTTAAAAATTGTTCTCCTGTTTTTTTGTCACCAGTTTCTTCTATAACTTTCTGTATATCTAACCTTGCTTCTTCCCTAGCTTTCTTAACCCAATAAGAACTATTTTTTAAATCATTAACCATTTGATTAACTCGTTTAAAATCTTTATCGTCTACATCACCTGCATCTCTAACATTTAATATATGTTTTATAGAAGACATATCGCTTAAATCGTTCACTAAAAAATCTTCAGCTTGATTTAATTTATATTCTAAGTATTGCAATCTATCTTTAACAGTAGTATTAGCTTTCTTAGACATAAACTTACCATATAGATGACTGGGCACATTACCCATTACTCCTCTTTTCTGACCATCTACTTGTGCATCATATTGTGGATGCCATTTAGTATGAAATAAATCCCAAAACTCAGCTTTATTATTAGCTAATCTTATTCTATTTTCAAGTTTGTATAGTCTTTTAGATAGAATCTGTCTCATTAAAGGACCTTGTCTACTCATCATACTTGTTCTATCAAATAGTTTTAATAGTTCAGGTCTGTCTGTAAACTCTCTTCTATTGTCTTTATATAATTGATTTAAAGCTTCAGAGTCTAATCTTCTAAATATGTTATCTTCGTAAGGTATTTTTTTATATTCTGTTGCAATAAAATTTAATAAATTCCTTTGCGATTCTCTTGGAACCCAATCAATAGAGCCAACTCCTGACTGTATCTCACCTAAACTATACTTGTTACCACTTAAGAAATCACGACCATACAAAACATTATTAGCTGTAGCATAGTTACTATGTAAACCTTTCTGACTAAACTTCTTTAACATTTCTTTTAATGGTGTAGTGTTTAGATTTAAATCACTAGCAGTAGTAAAGATATACCTTTCTTTATTTTTCTTACCAACTTTTTTATGATACATAAACTCATAATTAAACAAACTATCATTAAGTATTTGCTTTATTTCCGATGCAGATTTAATACCCATTTCATCCATAGGGTCAGCACCTAAGTTTATTGCCGCTCTAGATAACTGTTTAAATCTTTCAATAGCTTTTTTAGGTGTCTGTTTTACATAAGCTACCTTACCTTGCTTTGTTTCAACGGGAAAATAGTAAGCTCCTTTTTGTATTATAGTAGGTAAGTATTGTCCTTTAACATATTTAACTGGTCCATAAGCAGTCTTTTCTGCTAATCTTATAACATCATATGCAGAGGCTAAAGCTTGTCTTGTGGTTACGGCTCCACCTAATGTTTCTCTTCCCTCGTAAGACGCTTCACTCATAATCATTCTAAGGCTAGGGTCGTACTTACTAATAGGATTACTATTCATTTCTACTAATTCTGTATCTGTTTTAAGAAATTGTTTTTTAGCATCTTCATTTTTAGCTGGTGTTTGATTACCATCAGCATCTACAAACTCGTCTTTTTGACCTTTGTATATTTCTTTCCACTCTTTCCACATACCAGACTTACCACCAAAAAATATAAAAGCTTTGTCTCCATCAAGGTCTGCACCACCAAGTGCATCCATAACTCTTCCGTGTAATAGTACCCCTTGACCTTTTGCTCCAGTAAATCCTGCAAACTTTAATGCGTGTGCACCACTTTGTGAGTCCATAGGAACTCTCATTGCTACACCTTCAAGTATATCATCTATAAATTCTTTATTATCTTTGTAGATACCATTATCTTTTTTAGAATATTCATCCCATATTTTACCAAGTGTCTCATACCCGCCTGAAAAAAACGGGTCATATATCTTTTTACTTCTAGCTCCTTCGTCTAAATAAAATATATCTTGATTATCATTTATATCAAGGTCACTCCACATACCTTGGTCAAATGGTCTCATCCTAGCTTTCATTCCATTTTTTAACTTAGGTCTACTTATCCTATCTACTATATAATTTTTAACAGCATTTTGTCTATAATTTTTAGCAAACTTGTGCATATAAAAACCAAGATTACCTTTTGGGTATAGCTCACCAACTCTATCTAATATTCCTTCAAACTCACTAACTTCACCAAGGCTTTTTATATATTCATCTTTCATTACTTCAGACTCTTTGGCAGTCTCTCTAGTAGTTTCTATATTCTTTTGTATAATTCTGTCATATACTCTACTAGCAAACCCTTCGTCATTAGTGTTTGTAACAGCTTCTGCTAATTTTACTAAGCTAATATCGTCTATGTTCTCAAGTATTTTTCTTTCAGATACATCGTTAGGGTTCTTTATATGAGCATCCCAAGCTTTATTTAGTTCAGGGTCACCTTCTACAGAGTTTTTAATTACCTCATCAGACATACTTTTAATTAAATCTGGGTTAGTTGAGTCTTTACTAAAGTGCATTATAGTAGACCACATTTGTTTAGCAAACTTTGCACCAGCTAAATCATTTTTTGATGTAGTCTCACTTAATATAGTTCTTATATCTCTTAAAGGTACATTGTACTTAGGTCCTTGTACCCATATATCACCCTGTATATCTTTTTGCATAGGTATAGCATATACTCTTTTACCTCTTAGTTCAGGGTTAAGAACTTTTTTACCTAGTGTAACTGGAACTGCTTTACCAGTTACTTTATACCCTTGCTTTTTCCAAAATTCTATATTGTCGTGTTTTTCTGTCCCTTCTTTTTTTCTACCACCTACAGCCATTATTTGTATGTCTCTTAATCCTTGTGACCTTTTATAATTTTCTACTAGGTCAGCAAACTTAGAACCAATACCTTTATTTCTGGCTTCTGGTATTAAATATATATCGCCTATTCTTTCTTGAGGTAACTTCTTGCCATTAACTTTAGCATTTTCTGCATTTATAAAAGTACCTTGATTGTTTAATAATTTTCGGACCTGAGCTTCAAAATCTATTCTTTCAATTTTATTACCAACACCTTTAAATCCTTTAACATTTACATTACCAAATTTTCTAAGTCCCATTTGCTTTATACCAGATTCTGGTGCTAATGCGTGTATACCTTTTCTTCTCATAGCTTCTTGTAACTTTGGTGATGCTTCAAAGAACATATACTTGCCTAACATAGCTCCATATCTAGCGTTAGGAGACACGATAAAAGATTTATTGACTCTACCTTCGTTTGTTATACCATTCGACTTATTTAAGGCATATATAAATTCCGGTAATGCGGCTATACCACCATCAAAACCTTCACCTCTTTCAAAGTTTTTTCTATCAGCCTTAAGATTCTTTTTATCAATACCTAAACCATCGTCCCAAACAACTAAACTAATTTCATCTTTCTTTTTACCTAGAAACTCTAAAGGTTTCCAATCTCTAGATAGATTATATTCTTTTTTAAATCGTTTTTTAAAAGACTTTAAATATTCATTAGCTACTTTAGTATTAGTAGTTTGTCCAGAGTTAAACCATATCTGTGCTCTTTTATTATAATCTTTAGCATCTCTGATAAAACCCTTACTTGATAACATCTTATTAAGCATTGATGGTATATCTTTTTGTGCTACATTAAAACCAAAGTTATTATGTATATCGTAGTATATATTATTTATCAAGGAGTCTTTATAATAGTTGTCGTGAACTCCTCTAAATTTTTGTTTATACTTTATACCCATCTTTAATAAATGCTTATTAAACTTTGCTTTATTAAAACCAGCTTTATCAAAAGCTTTTTGTATCATATCTAAATCTTTTTGTCTATTGGCTGGGTCCACCATAGGATGCTTCTTAACAAAATACATCGCCGCTTTATCACCTCTACCACCAGTATAGTAATATCCAGCTTCATCTAAATCTTTAGCTATTTTGCTTTTAACCATACGTATAACGTTTTTTGCTTTAACTGGTGGTCCATCGGGAGTAAAGCTTTTATCTAATTCATTCTGTAATCTTCTTAAATCCTTACCAGTAAATCCATACTCTTTACCTTTTCTAACAAAAAAGTCTGCTATGGTATAAAAATTCTCTTGAGGTTTACCAAGCTTGGTATTTAAGTTATTAAACACTTCCTGTATTTTAGGTGGTTCAAATAGCAATTCTTTTTTATCTCCTAAAGGGCTAACTCCTTTATCAATAAAACCTACTTCTCCATCTGCAAAAAATGTTTGGAGTACTAATCTTTTCTTTCTTGTTTGTTCAGCCCAGTTTCTCCACCAATCAATTTCTTTCTGTTCTATATTTTCAAGCTTGTATTCTTTCTTTATAAATTTAATTATCTCTTTAACAGCTCCATCTTTAGGTCTAGCTATGCCTTGCACTGTGCTGTGTAACTCATCCCACTTCTTTGCTATCTTTAAAGACTCTACAAGCCTATCAGCCATATCACCTTTACCAGTTCTTGGTACAATGTATTTATCTACATAACCTTTGCCACCAGAAATCTTACCGGGCAAATTATCAAGCTGGTTAATGTGCATATCAAGGTCTTGGTAATCTTCATTATTAGGGTTGTCTTTTATAACATCCTTAACTTTCTTTATATCTGATTTTAAAACAGGGTCTATCAACTCTCCTTCTGGGTTAAGCTCTGCACTTTCAATGTTTTTCTTAACCATTTTATCCATTGTTTTTTCAATGTCTTTTTGAGTCAAGCCTTCATTTTTCATAGCTTGATTTTGTAACATTAAAGTAGCCGCTTTAACTTCAGGGTCTGAGCCAAACCAAGCATCAAAGTCTCTCTTAACAAATTTCTGCATTTCTGGTGTCCAAGTGTCCCATTCAGGGTGCATCTCTGGGTCAGGCACCTTACCATAAGCTTCTTCATAACCATACTTGTTTTTTATAGTATCGTGTATAGCTTTCCTTGCTAGTCTAGTTTGTAATGGTGTGTCATTAAAACTAAAAGCCGCACCCATAACATACTCATAAACAGCTTGTTCAAAAGGTAAGTCACCCCCATATTGATAGTCAGCTAATTCTTTAGAGAGTACACCAGAAACAGCCGCTCTCATACCATAATCAAATAATTGACCACCACTTAATGTTTTAAGTTTAGGTAAGCCAGTAGCTGGGTCTAATTGACTTGCTTGTAACTTCTTTCCAAAACCTTTCATATTACCTAAAGCTCTAAAACCACCACCATAAACACCACCCCAGCCAACAGCTTCTAAAGCTCTAGGCATACCTTCATCTACTATTCCTCTCCAATCAGATACACCACTAGCTATACCAAGGTGGAATGCACCCTGTAAAACGTCTCCCATTTTATTTTCTGATGAGAATATTTTAGCTATACTTGGAGCGTCTCTTTTTAAAGTAGGATAAGCCTTAGACATTGTTTGAGTAGCTTTATTTGCTACTCTCATAGGTATAGATTTATTTCTAGTAAACTTAGCTATAGCTCTTAATGGTGTAATAAACTTTGAGCCGGGTATATATCCCAAGAAACCTGCTAAACTACCAAGTTGTCTTGCTATTCCTTCTGCTGTGTTATCAGGTTCGTCTTCACCTTGTATTATATTAGCACTAAAACCCTCACCCCATCCTGTAGCAAATTGTTTTAAGCTACCCATTATCATCCCATCTTGATGTTTATCAGAACGAGCAAATGGGATACGGTGGTATTCTGCGTGTTTTTGCAGGTTTTCTATCTCTTTTTCGTTATCATCCCAAAGAGAAGGTTGCAACCTATACTTAACTACAGATTCTCGAGTTTGTTCTTTATTGGCTTTAGGCTCCCAAGGTGCCTTTTGCATTGCCATATGTTAATCTATGTCTTCTTTTAATATATTGTAAATGTCGTAAATGTCTTTAGCTAAAAAGAGTCCAGTAGCGGCACTACCAATTCCATAAGTACCCACGCTAAATAAAGAACCTAAAGCACCTTTTGCCATTAATCCAGCAAGATAAGCACTTCCTTTCTTCTTTATTATCTTATCCATAATATGTTTAGAGCCTTTTTCTTTTACCAAGGTTTGTAGTTGTTTTAGCATCCTTGGTGCCATCTCTGCACCCATTGCTGTACCCGCTATTTCACCTACTTCTTCACCAGTATCACCACCGATAGCTCCTCCTATGGTTCCCATAGTTAAACCACCCATTGTTGCACCTGCTATTCCATATCCGAATAGTTTCCAACCTTTAATTTCTTTATTAGCAATTTTATCAAGTAAACTATAACCACCTTGTGTTTCAGATATAACTTTAGCTAAACCTTTTTTAGTAACTCTTTCACCTTTTTGCACTATAGAATTTATAGCATCATCTACTATTTTACCCTGTTTTTGACTCATTTCTCCTGTAGCTACCATAGTTTTAACTTGTGCTTTGTGCATAGCTAACTTTCTTTGAGGTATAACGTGGTCAGCTTCATCAAATAAACTTTGTTGACCACCAGTAAATTTAACATCAGACTTAGGTGTCTTAACTCTTCTTAACTCATTGTTATTTTCTATTGCTCGTTTTCTTATCTGTTCAGCAGTCATTCTATAAGGTCTGCCTACTGTCGGAGGTAATACTGAACTTACACCCTGACCCGGAACAACTTGCAATCCTACATTGCCTTTCATTTTAGGAGCTATATTTCTATTCTTTAAGTTCTTTATTCTTTTAGCTTCTCTATCAGCACTAAACTTTTTATTACTAGAACTAACTCCTGAACCTCCTGAATCAGAAAAGTTTTTCCAAGCGTCTTTAGCTTTAGATTCTCCTTTGCCACCATACAATATTTCTTTTTGCCATTCAGCAAATTCTTTTTTACTTGCATTAGGATTTAAGTTTCTCCAAGCTTTACTAGATTCTTTAACGTGGTTTTTCCAACTACTAGCATTGGCTATTTTTTTAATAGTTTCTGATGGTACATTACCACCAAAGACTTCTTTTATAGCACCAAACTTTCCTTTTTTAGCCGCATATATAGCCGCTCCAATAGTACCTACAGTTAATCCTGCTTTGCCATAGTTGTTTTCCCACCAATCTCCAAGTTTATAACTTTCATCTACATCATACAACTCAGCAAGTCTAGAATAAGTATCATCATCCAACATACTAAACAACTGGTTTCTTTCACCATCTTCCATTGCTCTTAATTGTTTGTTAATTATTTCAGGGTAGTCTTCACCATACTCATCTATTAACATAGTAAGTTTTCTTGAATTATTTTTAGCTTCATTTGCTTTACCAACCTCAACAAACTGTTGGAATTGTGCAAAATTACCACCTACTTCAGCTTGATATTTTTTATATAAATCAGCCATTTTTGTTGGGTCACTAAATTTCTGCGATTCTTTTACAAGTGGATTAGAGCTTTGACTATATAACATATCAGCATTACGATTAAACCAGTCTTCAGATTTCCTGTTAACTCCCATAACTCTTGATTGTTCTTTAAGATTAGCTATCTGATATTTACCCATAGCCTCTTGCATAGCGGCTTGTTTTCTTTGTATAGCCTTTGCTTGTAAATCCTCTTCGGGCATATCCGGGTTTAAGTATCCAGAAATTCTAGCTTGTTTAATCTCAGCCATTAGACTAATCCTCCGTTTTGATATGCCATAAGTTTACTTATAAAGCCACCTTCTTGTTTAATTATTGGGAAAGGATTGCTTGGGTCCACCCCTACTGGATAACTTTGTATTATTTCTTCTCGACTTCTTACTGGAGCTGGTTCCGGTCTTGGTTGCTCAATAGGTGCTCTATTTGCATTGTCAAAATACTTTTGCATTGCTCCCATAGTTTCTGGACCAAACTTTCCATCAACTGCTATCCCACCTAATGCTTTTTGTACAGTCATTAATTGTTCAGGTTTTAAACCTTTCAGGCTATCCATATCTTTAACTTTATCAAGTATAGAGGCAGGTATTACTTTGCCATCTACTCCTTCCATCTCTACACCAGTCTTACCTACTTGACCATCTTTAATATCTTTACTTACTTGGTCTTGAGGTACATCTGTATCAGGCATCTCTACATTATCAGCATCGTTTACATAGGCTTGTTGCTTTGGTTTTGTTGCACCATCTTTACCACTATAAAATTGCACATCAGATTGTCCCATTGATGAAAAAGGTATTTCTTCGTTAGCCATATCTACTACATTACCAGCAAAACTCATACCTTTACCAAGCCTTTGTAATAAACTACCTTTTTCTTTACCACTTGCTAAATCTTCATAAGATGCTTTATTATCAGTAAGCCCTTTATATCCAGCTTGTAATCCTTTACCTATTCCAACACCTGCACCAGCTAGTCCTTGTCCTATACCAACAAGTCCACTTAAAGAATCTTTACCAAATTCTTTAGCACCCCTACCTATAGTTGTTGCAAGGTCAGCAGAACCTCCTCCAGCATCTCTTATTTGTCTTGCTTCAGCTTCTCCTATTGGATTACCTTCAGAGTCTGTAGAGTTCATAATACTTTCTAGTTTACCTGCGGCTACTGGATTATCCATATACCTATCTTTCATTCCTCCAAACATACTACTAATACCAGATAATAATCCGCCTCCACCTGTCGCCGCTCCACCTGTCGCCGCTCCAGCCGCCTTACTTGCCAAAGCTGTTTTACCAGCACCTATTAATGCAGGTGCTAGAGCTGTAGCTAATCCACCAAGTAAGTACCCTTGTTTACCATCTTTAGTTATATAGCCACCTCGTTGTACATATTGTTTATAACTATCATCTGTAAAGCCTTTAGCCATTCTACCTGCAAATAATTGCGATTTTAACAAGGCTTCTTTTAAAGGAGACTTTCTGTTTTTCATTCCACCTTTTACAGGAACAGGAGCCATTGCTTTAGCTAATCTCTTATCTTCTTTTTCTTGGTTTCTTTTATCTGCTAATTGCGTAGCATCCAATGGTCTGTCACCATACATTTTTTTAAGGTCTCTACCCATTTTATTAATACGGGCATTCTGACCAAGCTCATCAAACTCTGCTAACATTTTATCATCAGCTCCAGCAGTTTTCATAACTGCTCTCATATTAAGCATACCCATAAGACCTTGAGTTTTTCCTATTCTATCTCCACCCATAACGCCTTGGACCATAGCCATAATGTTGTCTTTTTCTCCATACTTAACAGCATTATTAGCTTGTTCCATTATGCTATCTCTGGTCATACCCGGACCATAATACATATTAGGTCCTGATGCTAACATCCTATCTCTTTCTGCCACTTCTTCCATAGCACGTTGTTTTTTGTACTCTCTATCTCTTTGAGCAGATGCAATTTGAGCTTCTTCTGAGCTTAACATTGCTTGAACGTTTCTTTCACCAAGACTTTGTAATCTTTGAGAATGATTATAAACTTTAGCCATTTCTGGATTTGCTCTAATATCGTCAGGCATCATACCTTGTCTAACAAGGTTCTCCATCTGCATTAAGTCAGTATCAGATGGTTTGTATGGCATTTTTTGTGGATTACCTAAACCTTCTGTTAATTCAGCAAAAGTTATCTTACCTTTATTCATTTTATTAAAAGTTTCAACTCCACCCGGATTATTCATAGCTACATCTCGTATAGCTTCTCTTCCTATATCTCCACCTAAACTCCTAGCTTGGTCAAATTGATTTCTTAAGTCAGCTTCTTGAAGAACTTTCTGGTCCATTTGTTGATTTTGAACTCTTGCTCTTCTATCTGCTTGTGCATTATTAACAGGCATTCCTGTAAACCTAGCTTGAGGCTTAAGGGTTGATTGAAAATATTCTTGTTCTATTTTTTCTCTTTCAGCTTTTTTATCATAAACCATTCCACCACCCATACTAGCAGGTCTTCTAACATTTGCTAAAGCACTATTTCTTTTTAGTCCTTTTAAATACTTTTCTAAATCTTTATCCGCCATAGAGGTACCCTCCCATTCTCATCTTAACTTTTCCTTTATCAAATCTAGGAGCTTTTTCATTATTAACTTCATCAAGATTTTCTTTACCTATAGCATTAACTGCATTTCTATTTAGTACATATTCACCGGGTTCTAGTTTAGCATCTACTGTGTCTCCGGGTAGTGGACTATACTTGCCTTTTGTCATTCCTCCCATAGCCATACCAAGCATACTAGTAGCCATTGCATCATCATCTGACATTCCATTACCTACTGGCTTAGGATTTTCTGGGTCTTCAACTTGTCCTCCGTGATTATAATTTTTAATATAACCACCTTCTTGTAAAAAAGAACTTGCTCCACCTAAAGCCATTGCAGGGTTACCCATTAGTAATCCACCACCAATTTTTAAAGCCCCACCAAGCATTGCACCTTTTTGTGCCCTAGCTCTTGCTTCTACTTTTTTATTATACTCTCTAGCAGATTCACCCATATTAAAACCTGCTTGTGCAATTTGACCTTGGTTAGCTAAAACACCACCCATTGTACCAAGTGCATTTTCTTGCTGTTGAAACATACCTCTTTGATATTGGTCCATAACTCCAGACTGAGCTTTGTTTGCCATATCTTGTTGTTGAAAAGCCATAGCTGCCGCTGGAGCACCACCTGCACTTGCCGCAGTTCTTTGTGCCAACCTAGCTGACTCAGCCGCATTATCAGCACTACTGCTTTCCATCATTGCTAATCTAGCTCGATTTTGCTCACTACCAATGTCCATCTGTTGCTCAGCAATACCCATCATTTTATCATAACCAGCATTGGTACTTCCCATAGCTGTTTTATAACGCTCTTGCTGTGCGTCTATATCTATAGCATCTTGTTTTCCGGATTTTTTATCTATCCAATCACTTAACCAACTCATATCTATACCTTATCTCTCAGTTTAATATAACTATTTTTTAAATTCAAAACCACTTACAGATGAATTACTTGACCTTATCCAACCCTTAACGCTTTTTATCTCCACATAAGGCGTATCTTTATCTATAATTACTCTTATAGAACCAACTTTACCACTACTAGATGTCTTATCTTCACCTTGTATAAGTTCTTTTAACTCATCAATTTTGTTTGTTACTTCTTGTCCAAAAAATCTATCTGTATCACCTTTAAATATTCCAGAAGGTTTGCCAATAGCTTGTGACTTTTTAATAACTTTCTTTATTTTTTTCATTATTTAGGTCTCTTAGGCTTATAAATTACCGAAGTTGCTTTAGCTCTGACATCACGATTAGTATTACTACCAGCTATTTTTAACTTTACCCAATGCAGTTTCCCATTATCTGCATTAGCTAATTTAATAGCTGTATTAGTACTGCCAGAAAAACTACTACTTACATCTTGACCACTTTGCCAAGCTGAGTTGTTTTCTGGAACTTTGTACTGTAAACTAATATTAGCTCTGTCAGAGCCTTCTACTTTTATGTTTCTGACTTTCTTGTCAACCATAGTTTCACCCATACCCAGTTTCTTTGAGTGCCACTCCCAATCGGCTCTTTCACTAGTTCTACTTAAATATTTTTGTATCTTGTTATTATCTAGTAACAATACAGTATGTCCATCTTTTGTTAATAATGTGTCTTTTACTTTTTTGTCAGTCTGCCAAAGGTCCCATCTTCTTTTACCAAGTGAATATGCCCAGCATAAATGATAATCAGTACTACTTATTGTTTTTGTAAAGAATAATAAAACTGCTTTTCTTTTAGCATCATAACCAAATCTTACATCATCTTTTTCTGCATTAGTTAAATTTAACCACCCATAATCATCTACGTTTAATATTGGTCCACCTATAGGACTAACTTGTGGTGTAGAAATATAAATGTTTCTATAATCTGCCCATATAAATCCAGCATCAGTAACCATTTTAGTTTGAGTATTTATACAACCAATACCTTCTACAGTATCTTCAGTATATAAAGTTTCAGGATTTACCATAGCCATTTGATTATTACTAAAAGCAAAAAGTTTACCTTGAAATCCTTGTAAGGCTATAGGTACAAAAGGTAGTTGTATAAAATCTTTTGACCAATCAAATATAGAATACTTAGCAGGTTGAGACCTAAATACATAGTTACTAGCATCTTCTATTTCTGAATGACTACAATTACCAACAAACATATATCCGTTAAGCTGTGCATTACAGCTATAATTTATATGTAGATTGTACATATTTTCACTAATGCCATTAATAGCTTCATATGTAGCTTCAGCGTCTCCTGTATCAATTACATCAAATTCAAAATATCCTGTAGTTGCATTCCAACCAAAAGACTTTAAAGAAACTTCTTGTATAAATCTATATTGACTTTGTGGGTCAGTAGAAGCGTCTGTAAGTGATATAGCTCTATAAACTGCAACTCCTGTAACTCTTGAAGGTATATCAAATCCACCTTTAATTTGCACAGTTACTTTTAAATGAGTACCAACATCTTTACCTGAAGCATCATCTGTAGTATCATCAGCATCATTATCATCACCAGCAGGACCTGCCGCTGTTGTAGATATAAATGCAGTTTCTTGATATCCATCTAATACTAAAGATGCTCTGTAAAAAGCAGTATTAACTCCTAAAGGTCCAGCCCAATCTGTATTTGGTACCTGCTCTGGTGTAGTTATATTAAAATAATTACCACCACCTGAACTAAACAAATTACTAGTAGTGCCTCCAGTTCTAGAAACCATCTTAAAAAAAGCTATATCTTGAAAAGCATCATTTTTTACAGCATAAGCATAATCAGCTACGTCAGCATTTGGATGCCAAACAGTAGTACTTGAGTCTTTCCAATCTGTGCTAGGTGCCCACCAGTTAGTTTCTGTTAACCTATAACCATTTTTATCGTCTCCAGTAGAGCCAATTATAGGAAGGTATTGAGTTTTTTGTGCTGTATCAGCTTTAGAATTAGTGCTAGTACTATGTGCATAAAAATAAGTAGAACCTTGTTTGTAATCTGTTACATAATTAGTTTGAGCTAATCCTTTTTCCCAAGAGGTGTAAGCGTTATATGGATAATCAGTAGTTTGCTTGTTCCAATCGTTTGGAAATATATCTACAGTAGGATGAGAACCAGTTGTAGTTTGTAAATTCATAGGTCTAGAAGCCTCATCTCCAAATCTATATAAACCATACTGTCTATTACCGGGTCTTATGTAAGTCATAACAGCTCTTCTTCGAAGAACCCCCTCTGTTAAAATATTAAACCTTCCGTTTAAACCAAACAATGGCTTACTACTAGGACAGGCATCTAAGTTAAGACTCCCTATAGTGCTATCTTGATAAGGTATAAGTTCGCTTATATTAGCATTGTCACCTACATTAGGTAAGTTGTTTTTTAATTGTGTTGATAGTTCTCTGCTGTCTTCATAGTCTACAGTGTGACTTAACATTTTAAATACTTGAGGTCCTTCAACAGTGCTTATAGGTATAAAGCTTGTTACCCATCTTAAAGGTCTAGCTTCTTGTTTTTTTAAATAATCATTTACAACTACTTTTGCATCTGACTCTGAAACTTCCCCATCTCTTCCATCAAGATAAACTGGACCAAACAAATCTGCGTAATAATAACCTGAATGATAAGCCGCTTCATATTGTGTAATTACTTGGTCTACATATTGTCTTGTAAAATTACCACCTAATATTCCGGCTCCACTATTAGCATATATAGGAGATGAAAATTCACAAGTATATCCTATTATAGGGTTTTGACCTTCATTGTCATACCCACAAAACTCTAAAGAATGTAATGTAGGAACATTTTCAATACCAAACATTCCTCTTGGTAAAGAACCAGCATTTATAGATATAAATTGAAACTTTTTCATTGTGTCATCTAAAGGATTGTTTGGTTGACTAGCACCCCAAGTACCATAAGCACTTACTTGGTCTACAGCGTCTAACACACTATTATCATTGTTAACAAAAACCCAATACCATCCCGGTGGTCTACTATATTGTTGACCATCAAGTGTATCATAAGGTTGCATATTTTGCCAGTTTTCATTACCAACGTCTCCAACTTGACCTGAAGTAGCTACAGTATTTGGAGTTATGTTATCCCAACTTCCAGTTGCTACATCACCTTGTAAATAATCAGAGCCTACATCCATAGATGTTTTCCAAAGCCATTCGTAAGCTTGGTATTTAGAAGCATTCCAATGAGCATAACAATCTCTAGCACCACTTATAACAAGAGTCCAGTTAGTTCCTCCTGATATAGCTGTGCTATAACTACTATGTCCCGGAGCTTTGTCAGGGATTAAAAGAATATCGTGTATTTTAGTTAACCCTGAGTTATTTGAATCGCCATTTCCAGCTTCCCCGTGAGATACTGGATTTGTTATTTGAATAGTACAAATTCTACTAGGTGATTGTCCTACTAAATTACCACTTCCCGAAGTATTAAGGTCATATAAATCTACTTCAGCTATATACAAAGATGTATCAGTAGACTCTCTTACAATCATAAAACCATCTGTATATTTATTACTATCAAAAATTCCTAAATATTTTTTAACAATGTAGGGTTTAGACTCGACAGTAACTTCAAACTGTCTATCAAGATGTTGATTGTATATATAAAACTTACTATCATCTACATCATCTTTTAGCCCAACAATAATTCTTGCATCTTTAGTAGCTTCTCCACCACCGCCTCTTAACGCTATAGATTTATAAAAAGCATTTCTATCTGGAGTTTCTATAGAAGAAACTAATACATCCATAGCTGGTTGAGACTTTAATTGTAGCTCATTTGTTTCTCCTGCCATCCCCCCATTTTTATTATAACCAAGCCATCTAGCAGGTCTATCTTTCCCTTTAGCTACATATATTTCTTTATTTTTAGTTTCAAAATCTAATTTGCTATTAGATACAGGTCCTATGTTAGTTTGAGCATTTAATATAGTAGGATTATCTCCATCAATATTTTCAACAACACTTACATTCCCTACGCTATCAATAGCCAATAAATTCCTACTATCATCTATATCAATATTTTGTAGATACTCTAAATTATTATTTAAATTTTCAAAAGTGTAATCTGCATAAACAGTAAAACACCATTTATCTCCAGAAGTATAACTACTAGCATTTGTTCTAGTAAACATTACACTAATTCCATTTCTTAATGTATAACTAGTATTTACTACTATAGCGTCACCATATTGACTAATGTCGCCATCTTTATCATACCAAGCTGACCATTCTGTAGAAACTTTTAAATTGCTTTGAGATGAGCCATATATTAATAAGTTAGTACCTGCATTAGCTAATGCTAATGTAGAAGCTACACGAAAAGTAGTATCTGTTAACTTTATAAAATAATAAATAGCGTTGTTTTGTAAACCTTGTGTACCCGGGTCACTGGCACTTGTAAAAATAAAATTACTTAAACTTACTGTTTGACCAGTTACAATATTGTGATTACTCGGAGTAGTAAATTTATTATTTGATATATCACTTGTAACATTTGATATTACAGTAGGTGTTTCAGACTTATATCTCCATAACCATTTTTCACTATTAGCAACATCTCTAACTTTTACTTCAAAGTATTCATTTTCCGTACCTGTAAAGTTTCCAGTTATTGCTAGGTAACTTTTATTATTAGGGTTAGTTGGACTGCTAAATGCCATTATGCTGATTGATGTTGGTCGTTTCTAGCTGTTGTAGCAGAAGTAGGTGAAGGATAAGAATACGTAGTTGGTCTGTTGTAATTAGTTAATTCTATTGTTGCTGTAAAACCTGTCTTCTTTAAATAATTACTTTTAGGTACTCCTCTTAATTCACCACTTGTTAAAGGGTCTATATTAAGACTATAAGTAGCCGCATTTGCAGGTATATCTAACTCGTCTTCAGGTGAAGACATTATACCTCTATCAAAAGTTGGTATTTCAAATATTCTTTTAGGCATATTAATTCCCGTCTATAGTTTTGCCCCAGAGTGATGTGACACCATCCAATATATTAACAACGTGAACTGTAAATCTGTCGTCTGTATAGTAATCAACCACTGCAAAAGCGTGTTGCCAATTAGTTTTTCTATTTCCAAGCCATCCGTTAGCTTCATCTGACATATCCTTTAAACATCCAATACTCCAAGCTGATTTAGGTCCGTCAACGTGTGTAACACTAGCCATTTGCAAATCGTGATGATGCCCGTACATTACATTGCATCCTAGTCTTATAAGGTGATTTCTTGCGTGTGCTACTCCAGCGTAATGATTTCCGTGATAAAAATGTAAATGCCCTATCTTTAGATACTTTCCGTTTGGATGGTATTCGTACCCTCTTTTGTCTAGAAGCAAAGCTTCTTTCACGGTAAGCCCTTGAAGATACGGATTCTCTTCTGAGAAGGCGTTTAACCATTGCTCGTGATTACCTTCCAAGAAATATCTTTCGTTGCATTTAGCATAATCAAGTGCATCATCAATTAAGTCCATTCCTTTGTTAACAGCTTTGATATCTTCGTAGACTCTGGGTAATTGATATTCCAATGGTGGACGTTTCTTCTTTTTCCACTGGAAATGACTGACGGAACTCCATTCGCCTGTGTCTCCCAAGTCCACATAAAAATCTGGTTTAACTCTTCTAATCGCCTCACAGACGACATTAATTGCTGGACCATCGTGAAGAGGAAAGTGTTTGTCTGGTGTGACAATACCTCTCTTAACGACAGCATCATTTAATTTGGTAACTCTTCGCATATGTTTTCAAGACCTCCTAAGTCAATCCATAGTTCGGATGCTATTTTTAAATACTTCATTGTTGTCCGTTTTGTATATTTTAAATACCTTTCTTTACAGGTGTCGCATTCCCAATAAAGCGGTCCTGTTTTTGCACCAATCAACTCAATTCCTATGATGTTATTGCTCCCACAACAATTACATACCTCAGGTGCTTGTTTAAATCGTTTCGTCCCTCTAAACTCAAGTTTATCAAATATATCTTTAGATGATTCTGGTTTAGACAGATATTGCTCTTCTGTACCAGCCATACCAATATTTACCTAATTTCGGTTTTCTATTTACCAAGTCTGCATAATACTTTACTCTATAGCTACGTAGCCTTTCTGGCTCTAAACCTGACTTAAGGGCGTTACTTATCGTCTTTGGTCCAATCCCGCCGTCTACCTCTGTTTTTACGCCTTTAGCACTAATAGATTCTTGTAGTATCTTTACAGCTCTTGACTTACCCATATTAACAACCATATCAAAATAAATCATACGCAATTCTTCAGGTACTTTAGAAACTTTAGCTTTTAACCAATAGTCTTTAAAATAAATATCAGATGCGTCTTTTTCTGTAAGGTCTTTAATATTAAGAAAAGGATAAGCTCTTTTACTTATCCCATACTTAGTTTCACCACCCGGGTCAACAGGGTCGTTTACATATCCACCTTCGTGTTTTAATACTATCTTTACGGCATCATCAAACTCTGTTATTTGCATTTACAATTCCATTTACGTAGAGCTTTGTTTATTCTACTGTTAGGGTCTCTAGCTGTTTTAGCACTTGTTAATCTCTTTTTCATACCACACATTCTAGCACAAAAAGACTTACGCCTTGCCTTTGCTTTTCCTTTAGGGTTTTTTTGAGTAACAGGGGCTTTAAGTGTTCCCTTACTATAAGAAGCTCTTCCTTTAGCATTAAGTCCACCACTAGGAGATTTACCCTCTTTTCTAGTCCAAGCTTCTGCCACTACTCTTCTTCCTTTTTACTACAAGAACGACATATCCAACCATCATCATTAGTTAATGGTTTGTCACATTCTGCACAATGATTAGGTATCGGCATTACTTTTTAAACATACCTTCAATTATATCAGTAACTACATCAACGCACTTTTCAAAAAAGATTTGTTCTTTATCTTCTGATACAAAAGGTATATCAATTTTCTTGTTAATTGCAGAAGCTATTTTATGAGCCATATCTTCGCTTCCTAATTCTGCAACCATTTTATCTTTCATAGCATCAGCTTGTTTTTCAGCTAAGCTAATCATCATTCCCTTTAAGTCCATTACTTACTCTCCTTTATTCTCTTTGTTTTTAAATATAAATAATAAATCTGTATCCCAAACATTACACACATTAATATTCCAGATAATACATCTGTCCAATAGACAAATCCTAATCCTGTTGTCATTCCCGTCACTCTCAAACTATCCATTAGTGTTTCCCATTTATTCTGCTTAAACTTCCTTTTATTTCCGATACTTGATTATCAAGGTCGTTAATTTCTTTATTGAGACCATCAAATTTTCTATCAAGCTTGTCATCTGATTGGTTCCATCTTGCAATAAGTTTAATAACCATACCTTCCATATTTTCAAGTGTTTCAGATTGCCCTTTGTTTTCAACCTCTAAATTCCGTAACGCTTCAGCTTGTTCATTGCCCCGTTTGTTCATCGAATAAACCATAAACATAAACATCGCTCCAACAACGCCTATCATTCCCGCTTCGGAATATAATGCTAAAAATTCTTCCATACATTATTATTTCCTTTTCTTACCCCATTTAAGTGGATTTAATTCAAGTGATTGTTTATACCACTTTTGTATCTCATCCATTTCCGCTTCGTGTTTCGCCTCTAATTTAGTGACTCTTTCGGATAAAAGCTCCAGCTCTCTTGTAGTATTTCTAAGTTGTGTTTCAACACTAAAGTATGAATACACAAGCGTACCTGTAAGTACAAGCAACTGAATAAGCCACTTGATATTAAGATGGACGCTAAAGTTATCATCAATCCTGTCAACTTTGTACGACCTCGCAAGGTTGGATTTAGTCACTTTCCTTTGGCTCCGGTATACCGGCAATAACCCTTAGAAAGCCTAATACTTTATTATAATCTTCTACTCTGATATCACCAAAGCTTTTTGGATATAATAAGTCTATTCCTTGCTTAGCTGACTTTTCAGCATCTTCTTTATATTTTTCTAATTCTGCTTTTAACATTATTTAAACCCCGTTATTAATCCATTTGTTACATCAATTTGTTTAGTCCCACCTTTAGTATTAATAAGAAAAGATTGACTACCAGTAAAGCTACCACTACCTGCCGGTCCTGTAGGTCCCGGTGGTCCGTCTGCTCCAGTCGGTCCTGCTGGTCCCGCTGGTCCTGACGGTCCGGCTGGTCCTGCACTACCCGTACTACCTTTAGCTCCTGCTGGACCTGCTGGTCCAGTTCCCCCAGTATTTCCAGTATCACCTTTAGCACCTGTAGGTCCCGGTCCCCCATCACTACCATTGCTACCTGCGGCTCCAGTACTACCAGTCGGTCCGGGAGGTCCCGGATTTCCATCACTTCCATCTGAACCTGCTGGACCAGTTCCACCTGTTGAACCCGGTGGTCCCGGTGGACCTGCTGGTCCTGTTCCACCATCATCACCATCTGCTCCGGCTGGTCCTGTACCACCAGAAGGTCCCGGAGGACCCGGTGGTCCTGCAACCGTGCTATTAGCACCCGTAGGTCCTGTAGGTCCGGCTACAGTACTATCTGCACCTGCTGGTCCAGTTGGACCCGAAGGTCCTGTTGAACCTTTTGCACCTGTACTGCCTTTTGCTCCAGTAGCTCCAGTAGGTCCCGGAGGACCTGCTACAGTGCTATCTGCACCTGCTGGACCGGTAGGTCCTGCAACAGTACTATCAGCACCGCCGGGACCCGTAGGTCCTGTAGCTCCTGTTAAACCTGTAGGTCCTTTAGCTCCGGTAGGTCCTGTTAAACCTGTATCACCTTTAGGTCCTGCTGGTCCAACAGCTCCCGTAGGTCCTGTATTTCCAGTATCGCCTTT